CGCAGTTGCTTGCCATTACGATATAGAAGAATGGTTACAACCCGATTGGATTTATCAGCCGCACATTGGTGCCTTCACTTGGGGGTCGGTTCAACCCCGCCCACAAGTCAAACTTGAAATCATATGGGCAAAGTATGAAGCGTGGCACCTTTTCGCACGCCATCACTATTTAACTGCTGACTTAAACAAATCAGCACAAATCTATGTTGGTTTAATTAATGACCAACCTGCCGTATTAACCGCAATACTTCCGTTAATTAACGCCAATGTTAAAAATGCTAGGCGTATTAGTAGAACTGTTGTTCTGCCTGACTATCAGGGAATAGGGATAGGCGGAAAATTTGTGAACGCCATTTGCGCAGGACTTCAAGCCCAAGGGCTTTCTACATATACGACTACATCTCACCCAGCACGGGTCAGGGCGTTGAATAAGAGTAAAGAGTGGGAGATGATAAGAGAACCGTCAAGAGTGGCGCAAAGAGGTAAAACATCTTCTATAACTGGCAGATTAGGACTTTCCCGAAGCCGTATAACTACTGGGTTTAGATACGCAGGAGAACCTAATGAAGATATTGCTAAAGTGTTATGCCCACGACCTGTTAATTAATGCTACGATATGTAGTGAATGATGGGGGTGTAAATGTCTAATGATATTGATTGGCAATACCAAAATGCTTTGCGTGAGCAATGGTTAAAAGATAATCCAGATGCAAGATATTTGGGTTGGGTGTCTATCTAATGCCTAAAAAAAGCAAACTAAATCCAACCACATTACAAAAAGAAGCCAAAGTGTTAGAACTAAGGCGAGGCGGATTAACTTTTGACATGATTGCTGAACGCTTGGGTTATGCCAGTGCTAGTGGGGCGCATAAAGCATATGTAACTGCGTGTAATCGCATTGTTTATGCAGATGTAGTTGAAACTCGTAAAGTTGAAATGGATAGATTAGATATTGCTCAGGCGGCAATATGGTCAAATGTTATTCAAGGGGAAGTGCCTAGCGTTATAGCGTTAATGAAGATTATGGAAAGGCGTGCCAGACTACTTGGTTTGGATATGCCAACGAAGGCACAGATAGAGGTAAATGTATATGAGCATGACGCAATTGACTCCGAGGTCAAGCGACTTGTCGCTATCCTTAATAGCCAGCAGACGAGTGCGCTGGACGCACCAATTAGCGAGAGTGGAACAATTACCAACTAGCGATAAGAGTTGGACAACTTGGCTATATCTTGCTGGTCGTGGCGCAGGTAAGACACGCACGGCTGCTGAATGGTTGGCGTATCAGGCATCTAGCAACCCTAGAACTAGATGGGCTATTGCCGCACCTACTTATGGAGATGTTAGAGATACTTGCGCAGAAGGTGAAAGCGGTATCGTTAGAGTGTTACAAGAATATGGCACGCTAAAGGATTATAACCGTTCCATAGGTGAAATCTTTTTGACTAACGGTTCACGCATTAAATTGTTTAGTGGAGAAGAACCAGACCGATTTAGAGGACCACAATTTCATGGCGGTTGGTTTGATGAGTTAGCCGCATTTAAATACCCAGATGCATGGGACCAATACCAATTTGGTTTGCGATTAGGTGAGTTTCCACAAACTATTGTTACAACTACGCCACGCCCGACAAAATTGATTAAAGATTTAATAACTAGAGATGGCGTGCGTGTTCAGCGTGGTTCTACTTTTGATAACGCTAAGAACTTAGCCGCAAGCGCATTAGCCGAACTTAAATTGCGTTATGAAAACACACGGCTTGGCAGACAAGAACTTTATGGAGAAATACTGGATAATGTAGAAGGCGCATTATGGACTAGAGAAATGATTGAAACCGCTAGAGTAGATATTGCGCCACCATTAGTAAGAGTTGTAGTTGCTATTGACCCTGCCGTTACAAGTGCGGCTACTAGCGATGAAACTGGCATAGTTGCGGCTGGAATTGGTAATAACGGGGACTATTACATACTTGATGATAAATCTTTGCGTGCTTCACCTGATGCTTGGGCTAGACAGGCAGTAATGCTTTATCACGAATATAAGGCAGATAAGATTATTGCTGAAACAAATAACGGTGGCGATATGGTTATTATGTTATTAAAGCAAGTAGATGCCAGCGTGCCTACTAAGAAGGTAACTGCCACTAGAGGTAAACAATTAAGAGCCGAACCTATAAGCAGTTTATATGAACAAGGCAGAGTGCATCATGTGGGATACTTTGCTGAATTAGAAGTTCAAATGTGCGAATGGACACCATTAAGTAATGAAAGTCCTGACCGACTTGATGCGCTAGTATGGGCATTAACCGAATTAAATAGCGGTGGTTCTAGTATGATTGCACTTGCGGCTATGGCACAATTATGTTCATCATGTAGTATGCCTACGCATAAGAACGCAACAATTTGCAATAACTGCGGAACAAGTTTAGGAGTATAAGTGGCTGTTTCTTACAATGTAACCATTGACCAAGGTGCTACTTGGTATTTAGATGTTACTTATAACAATCCAAATGGCACGCCAGTTAATATAACCAATTATACGGCGGCATTACAATTACGCAGTTTGCCTGAAAGTGCAACCGCAGTATTATCTTTAGCAACGGGGTCAGGAATTACTATTACTGGAGCAACTGGTTTGATTGCTATTACTGCTACTGCTACACAAACTCGTGCCATTGATGAAGGCACTTATTACTACGATTTAGAAATTACTTCACCAGTAGGCGTTGTTACTAGATTAGTGCAAGGTCAAGCAGTTGTAACGCCAGAGGTAACACGATAATGGCTGATGAAATAATTGTTGTTGCGCCCGTAATCCCAACAATTGTAGTATCTGCACCTGGTCCGCAAGGTCCAGCAGGAGCATTTACACCTTCGGATATTGCATATACCCATACGCAATCTTCATCTAGTGCAACTTGGACAATAAACCATAATTTAGGTTTTAACCCAGTTGCGGTAGTATTAGATAGTGCTGGGACACAATGCGAGGGTTCAATAACTTACCCAACTGTCAACCAAATGGTGATAACATTCACAGGTGCTTTCACAGGCACCGCATATGTAGTATAGGAGAAATAAATGGCTCGTAAATTTTTAGTTAGTATTGATTTAAGCAAGAACGAATTACAAAATGCAGTTATACAAAATCTTGCAACTGCGCCAGCCTCTCCTACTGCTGGACAAATTTATTACAACACAGTTGATAATCAACTTTATATTTACAATGGCACTCGTTGGGAAGTTGCTGGTAATGCCGTTCAATCAGGATTATTTGCATCACGCCCATCTGCAAGCACCGTAGATGCAGGAACAATTTACTACGCAACTGATACTTATTTATTTTATTATTCAGATGGTTCTACATGGACACAAACAAATGCGTTTGGTTCTGTAACTGCACAAACTTCATATGGCGCAAGTAGTGGTAATGGAAGTGCAACTACATACGCTCGTGCTGACCATACACACGGAACACCAGCATTAGGAACAGCAACACCAAATGCAGTAAGTGGAACAACTGGAAGTGCTGGTTCAGCATCTACTCCATCTAAAGAGGACCATACACACGCATTTACTCCTGCTTCTGATTTATCAATGGCAGGTTTCAAACTTACTTCATTAGGAACACCAACTGCAGATACAGATGCCGCTAATAAAGGTTATGTAGATAGCGTTGCGCAAGGTTTAGATACAAAAGCATCAGTAGTAGCCGCAACTACAACTAACGGCACACTTGCTACTGCATTTGCTAATGGTGAAGTAATTGATGGAGTTACATTAGCAACTGGTAATCGTATTCTTATTAAGAACCAAACAGACCAAACAGTAAATGGTATTTATGTAGTTGCCGCATCAGGCGCACCATCTCGTTCAACAGATATGGACGCAGGTTCAGAATTTCCTAGCGCATATGTATTTGTAGAACAAGGAACTGTAAATGCTGATACAGGTTGGGTTTGCACTAACAATTCTGTAACTTTAGGTTCTACTAATATTGTTTGGGCGCAATTCTCAGGCGCAGGAACTTACACTGGTTCTGACGGTATATTGCTAACTGGTTCTAACTTTACTGGTGTAGTTGCAGCAAGTGGTGGTTTAGCAGTAGGCGCAACAGGTTTCTCATTAGATACCGCTATTGCAGTTCGTAAATATGCCGCTTCTATTGGTGATGGTTCAGCAACTTCTTATACTGTAACGCATAGTCTTAGCACTAAAGATGTGACAGTTGCGGTGTATGACAATTCAAGTCCTTACGCCGAAGTTCTTTGCGATGTTCAACATACAAGCACTTCTGCAATTACTCTGTTATTCTCAGTAGCACCAACTTCAAATCAATATCGTGTAGTTGTCCACGGCTAAATAAAGGAGATACAAATGGGTCTAATCGACCGTATCGCTTTAAGAGTAGCCAACGAATTACAGAAGGCTCCTAATTTACCTGTTGGTGCAGTTGCACTAACAGAGGCACAAATGCGTAATCAGCAAAGTGCCAATACGACTTATGGACAATCTGTTGCGTTGCCTCGTAATCCAATTACACCAACTGTGCCATTTAGTCCGGGCATGCCAATTATTCCTGGTGCTATTAATCCACCTAATCCCGAAAGTGGCAGACCCGACCCACGCAGATATGAATATCAAGTTGCACAAAATATTAATATTACCGAAACAAGATTAGTCCCATTTAAAACATTAAGAGCAGCCGCAGACCAAATTGATATTTTGCGTAGATGTATTGAAGTAAGTAAGGCAAAAATTCTAGGACTTAACTGGGATATTGTTCTTGCAGAAGATAGTGCTGAAAAGATTATTAGTGAAATTGGTGGCACACAAGTTCGTGCTATGACTATTGCTAGAGAAAGATATATTCCAGAGATTGATAGATTGCGTCAATTTTGGGAACAACCAGATAAGGCTAATGGATTACTTTTTTATGATTGGTTGAATATTGCACTAGAAGAAATATTAGTGCTAGATGCTTGGGCAGTATGGCCTCAACCATCTGTTGGTGGAGATTTATACGGACTACAAATTCTTGATGGTTCAACTATCAAACCATTAATTGATGATAGAGGTATGCGCCCAACACCACCGAACCCAGCCTTCCAGCAAATTCTGTATGGCTTTCCTCGTAGTGAGTTTGCCGCACCCTCAGAAGGAGAAAATGCAGATGGAGAATTTACCTCTGACGAACTTGCCTATTTGGTGCGCAATCGTAGAACGACTACGGTTTATGGATATTCACCAACTGAACGGGCTCTTGCCCTTGCTGACATTTATCTCCGCAGACAACAATGGCTGCGGGCTGAATACACCGACGGAGTTACACCCGAACTCTTAATGGCAACTGACGCAAACTTTGGTAATAATCCAGATTTGTTAAAGGCTTACGAAAACATTTTTAATAGCGATTTATCAGGTCAAACAGAACAACGCAAGCGTGTTCGTTTATTGCCAGCAGGTATGACACCAATTCAATTTGATGGTTATGGCGAGCGCTTTAAAGATACTCTTGATGATTATTTGGTTAATAGTATTTGCGGACATTACGGTGTAATGCCAACTGAAATTGGATTTAGTCCTAAAGGCGGATTAGGTGGCGCAGGTTTTCAATCAGGAGAAGCACAAAGTTCAGATGTATTAGGCGGTATGCCTACTGCCGTATGGGTAGCCAAAATGATTAGCCATTTATCTTATACATTTTTGGGTATGCCAAGAGAACTTGAATTTAAGTTTATGGAAAGTGGTCGTCAAGATTTAGAAAGCGTTGCACGCACTAGAGATATTGAACTTAAATCAGGCGGCATTACTATTAACGAATTACGCTCACGCTCAGGTATGCCATTAGTAGAAGCACCAGAAGCAG